GCAGGTTCTTTTAATGCTGTCACTTTACTGCCTAAATGAGGTATCCACTGATGGAACTGTTTCCCTAATCCAGGACTACTTGCACATAACATATACCATTGCAATTTAGGATGCTTCTGTACATATTCATTGAATAGATGTTTATTTGCGTGGTAGTCTACACTACGCAAATAATAGCCCTGAACGTCACCGGAACCTTTAATAGCACTCATCCAATGCGTCATCATATAGGGAACAAACTTTTTTTGTTGTTCGTCTGTTAATCTATCATAATAATCATAGTCTTTCTTGTCCATTGCCGCAAGTGCATCAAACAAGTTAAAATCTTGTGCTACAAACTTTTCATCAGTTGGAGTAGTCTTTTTGGTTGCCATTAGAATGCCTGACTATAATCTACAATCTCACAATTACGACTAATTTCTTTTACAAAATATACACATCGTGGTTTAGGACCATCATCAATCGGTACACATAAGAACTGTCCGTTTTTCAATCGAGGTGCATACCATGTTACATCGTGGTAGATATCTACAATTTCAATAGGTAAAAATGTAGGACTAAATGAACTTAATGGGTTAAATTCAAACGCATTAAATCCTCTATCATTGATACTTGTTAAAGGCAATGTTTCTAGATCTCCGTGTTCTTGTTCCCCTATAAGAATTTGCCAGTCTACTGGCATCTTAATTGTACTGTTGCCTATTCTTAATACAAGTGCAGGACTATTAAATGATTCTAAAAAGATTAATGGAATATAGTGATAGTCCACGTTGCTTGGGTTGCTGTTGTCCAAGATAGCAAACCTCAAATCATCGATCTCTTCGGGTAATGTTTCTAGATTATAGAATTCGTTTTCAAGTGTTAATATACGCATTTTGTTATTATAACACTTTCTTATCTATATGTCAACTTTTCTACGTCAAACGGGTAATTAGCCTCTTTATAGAAAGCTTTACGTTGGGTCAAATGACGTTTAGCAAACTTACAGCTACTAGTTATATCATAGATTTGCACGTGGTCCTTGTCCTCAGCTTTTCTAATCCCACGTCCAATACTTTGAATAACCCGAACAAAACTCTTTCCAGGTTCTATTAGAATCAGATTAAAAATACGAGGTATATTAATGCCAACAGCAGCCACACCATAAGTCGCCACAATAATTTTGTTCGTACTCGTTGCAACTTCGTCATATTCTTCCTTACGTTCATTCATATTAGTAGCACCGCTAACAAATACACTTCCGGGCAATCTGCTAACAATCTCTTTTCCTGCATTAACCCGATCAACAAGGATTAATGTATTTCCTGTATCATTGATACCACTGATTAGACTAGCAATCTTATCTAAGCGGTCACTATCTTCTAGTAAATGTTTTAATTCACTTTGGTAATTAGTAAACTCTTTACCGTCTTGTAATTGCATAATATTAACGTGACAACGTGCTAATACTCCCTGATCCTGTAACTCACTTGCACTTAGTTTACCGATAACATTGCCCAAACTAACATAGATACTTTGTGCTTCAAACTTAGCTTTAGGTATAGTTCCTGTTAAACCCCACCGAATGGGCACTTTAGCAAATACGCCAGTAAGTAACGTTTTTAATGCATCAGCTTTTGCCATATGAACTTCATCTACCATAACACAAACAACACCTTCAATGAAATCTATAATAGATACTTCCGCTTCTCCGGACTTAGTATTCTTAAGCATATTGTTAAGACTTTGCCAAGTACATATGGTATGTGTTTTGTTGTATTCTTTACGATCACCAAAGTATACTCCAACATCTAAACCAAGATTAATGTAATCTGCTTCTGTTTGCGTCACTAGACTTTTGTTTGGAACAATAACAATACTACGGCCATACTTCTCAATGCTATAACTTAGTGCGGCAGTCATTAATGTTTTGCCTGCACCGGTTGCAATTTCTTGTAATGATTGCGGGTTCTCTAGGAAGTTGTTAACAATTTCAATTTGATAATCACGTAATTCTACTGGAGTACCTTCTTTAGGATGACCTTTAGGCCAATTCTTATGTTTGAACGTACCCTCGGCCACTTTGTCAAAAGTAAAGGTTGTTGTGTAATCTCTTAAATCTTCTAATTCAATGTCATATCCTATTTTATCCAAATAAGGCAGGACCTCAGGTAATAAGTTGATATAAGTACTGCCAGCTAAACTAAAATAGCTTACCTTGCCGTTCCATCTACCTAGTCTGACTGCCGGTAGATATCGTGCTCCGGGTATTTCATACTCAAACATTTTCATCAGTGCTTTACGCTCTGCTAGTTCAAGTCCCTCTATTTTTACATTCACTTCGTCTTTGACGATTATTTTACATTGTTTCATTCTTCTCCAAGTTAACTGGTTGACTATTTACAATATTAATTACTTTTGCCATTTGTATTGGTTCTGTAAATTCTGATATCAATTTGAATTTGACGGTCACCGGGAATTTATATTGTTTAAGATGTTCTGATTTTACAAACTTTATATTATCACTATTATACTTTATTCCTGCACGTTCTAACGCCTCTTTAAATTCAATTTTAAACTTAACTGAAGTTGATATGCCCACACCTGATACTGAAACAAAATCACATTTGATATTTTGTAACCATGGCACAATATCACATATCTTTGACAATTCTATTTTAGGATTATATGAGCCGGCAAATCTTTCTTCCTCAGTTAGTAAAATACTTTCATCAATATTAATTCCATATCGTACTAGTTCTGCTAATGTTGTCAGTTCATTATTTAATGGCAAGTGTTCTGTTGCTTTATCTAAAGCTGAGTTCGTGCAAGCGATAAGATAGTTACCATTGGCATTTATTAATGTAGGTGTCCAATAAACTGTATCTTTGTAATATTCCATTTGATGTAATAGTTCATTAATTCTATCACTATAGCGCACATCATCAAAGAACCTATTGGCAGTTTGTATTGCTAACTTTAAAGAGTATGTGCTTAAATCACCTACATAGTATTTATTCGAGTGATCCCACACAAAGGACGATTGACTTATTGTTCTAAATTCTGTAATGAATGCTTTATTGTATGGTGTTTTTAATATGATGTTATCTTCTAATATACCAACGTGTGCCGAAGTATATTCACGGGTAGTTTGTACAATTGTAGTAGTCCAAGGAAGGTTTAACAATTGGTCAATGAAGTATCCTTGCTTAATTAGTTGTCGTTGATATTTGTCTATGAGTTTATTTAATAAGTCAACCTGATTACTTGTTACTCTATGAATAGTAACCGTCATTTTTTCTAAGTTCTCAAGGAACCTAGAATCATACCTACTTAGACGCAGATTTTTAACCATAAAATAGATTAAGTGTTCACGGGTTTTTAACTCAGTCATTATACTATTATACAGTACTCGGCAATATAGTTCAATATTTAATGGCAAGAAAGGAGAACAATGTTCTCCTATTATCGGAAGAGGGCTTATTGACATTGCCTCTTACGTCACACTGCAGGGGTTATGCTTTCATACAAGTTGTTTTAGCAAGATTCTGCCAGTTGCCGGGACTGATCTTAACCAAGTCTGCAATTTTCAAACACATACGCAAGGACACTTCACGCAATTTAGTATGATTGTCCCACATAAAGTCGATTACAATTTGTGATTGTTCTTCCGTAAAATCATAGTCTTTGAACAAACCACCATCAGCGTCACGATGCACCTGCTTGATACGCAACATCTTGTCACGATCACCATCAATAGTCAGGTCCAGAAAGTGACAACGTGACTGCAATGCTTCTAAGTGATCCTGCAATTTCTTAGATTTAAGATTGCCAAATTTCAAGTTAGTGATAAAGATAGCACTACCATTGAAGTTGAAAGTATTAGGGATACCTTCTTCACGCAACAAACGTGAATCTGAATTCCAGCAAATTCTACGTGTCTTACCTGAGTCAAGTGCGGCCTTCAGAATATTTAAGCTCAAGTCATCAGTAAAAACTGAATCGCAGTCATCAAAAATCAACACATTTTTTGTGTCAGAGTATTTGTACAATTGAGTATATAAACCCAATGCTGTCATAGCACCTTTAACAATTTGAAAGCGAACTTTCTTACCGGCAAGCTTGTCAAACATACTTGCTTTTTCCATTTGTGTTTCAACACCATATGATTTGCCGACACCGGGCGGGCCTGAAACAATCATAGCACGAATATCACCATTGATACA